GCTATGGGTTTCCATAGTTACCTACAATCTAGGAGCATCCCTTGGGAGTCAGCATTAGCAGTAGGTAAGAATAAGAAGATGTTTGCTTTAATTAAAGAGCAAGCAGTAGAAGCAACTAAAGCATTGGCTGATGTACGTGGTGAATACTTAGATGGCAAAGGTAGTGGCAGACGTAATAGCCATTTACTTGCAGTAGCACCTAATGCTAATAGTAGTATGATACTAGGTACGTCACCTTCTATTGAGCCCCTTAAATCTAATAGCTTCGTACATAAGACACGCATTGGTTCACACCTAATTAAGAATAAACACCTTGAAGCAGTGATGGAAGAACACAGACTAAGACTAGGTAAGGATGAGGAGTGGTTAGCTAAAGAGTGGAGAGGTATTGGACATCACAACGGAAGTGTTCAACACCTTGATTATTTAACTGAGTGGGAGAAGGATGTATTCAAAACAGCATTTGAATTAGACCAACACTGGGTAGTACAACACGCCTCAGATAGACAAGAGCATATCTGTCAAGGTCAATCAGTTAACCTGTTCTTTCCAGCGGGAAGTGATAAGAATTATGTAAACACCGTACACTTGATGGCTTGGAAGGGTAAACTTAAGGGCTTGTATTACTTAAGAACAAGTGCTAACTCTAGTGCTGAGAACTTAGGACAGAGTGTACAGAGAGTGGCACTGAAGGACTTTATTGAAGGAGATGATGAGTGTTTAGCTTGTCAAGGATAAATTATGTTATTAGAAGAAAGTAAAGTTTACAAACCATTCACTCACGCTTGGGCAGTAGAGTATGCTGAACAGCACGAGGACCTCCATTGGACGGAGAAAGAGATTAACCTTAGTGATGATGTAACTCAATGGAAAGATGGTACTCTATCTGAAGCTGAGAAGAATCATATCACTCAGATACTTAGGTTGTTTACTCAAAGTGATGTTGTTGTAGCAGGTAATTATTGTGGCTACTACATTCCTAAGTTCCTGAACAACGAGGTACGTATGATGTTGATGTCGTTTGCGGCAAGGGAAGGTATTCACGCTAGGGCTTACGCTTTGTTGAATGACACACTAGGCTTACACGAGAAAGAGTATAGTACATTCTTAGAGTATGATGCCTTGAAAGAGAAGGTAGAGTTTATGAAGAACGCTGATGTACACTCACTACACGGTACAGCTATGTCATTAGCACTAACTGTATTTAATGAGGGTGTTAGTTTGTTTAGTGCATTCGTTATGCTACTTAACTACCAACGAATGGGTAAGATGAAAGGTATGAACACTGTTATTGAGTGGTCTATCAGGGATGAGACCTTACATACAGAGGGTATGTCTAGGTTATTTAGAGAGTTTTGTAATGAACACGGGAGAATAGTAAATGATGAATTTAAAAAGGAAATCTATGAGATGGCAAGACAGGTTGTTGAGTTGGAAGATAAAGTTATTGACCTTGCCTATCAAGCTGGGGATGTGGAAGGACTTGACAAAGGCGAAGTTAAAAATTACATTAGATATCTGGCGGACAGGAGGTTAATACAGATGGGTCTTAAAGGTAACTTCGGCATTAAAGAAAATCCAATTCCTTGGGTAGAAGAACTAACAAGTGGTGACAGTATGTCTAACTTCTTTGAGAAGACAGTCACTGATTATTCAGCAGTAGGTATGACAGGAGAAATAGAATGGTAACAGATAAAGATAAGTTGTATAATGGTATAGTACCAAAGAATGAAAGACTACAGGATAGTGACCACGGTATGCGAGTACATTGTAGTAACCCTGAGCCTATGACTGTGCAGTTACATAAGAGATTACTAGAGAAGCTCAGTGAAAAATAATAATTGGAATAAGGAGCACGACTATAAGTGGCAATGGATTTTAGCTGGTGTCTTTGTGCTAGTCTTAATGTTATTCGGTAATGAATCTGAAGCATCACCTACACTGGCTGAATATAACTTCTCACCTGAGATAGTTGAACTTCACATACTTAAGAATGATGGTATGAATAGTCACGAAGTGTATACTTGCAGGAACGTACGTACTTGTTACAACCTGTACCTAGAGAAGCGTATGAAAGATATGTCAATAAACTGTGCTACTAAGATGTATATCAGACGTAGTAACGGTAACACTATGAGATTAAAAGGAGTGAGGAGATGAAAGCAAGAACAAAGTTTAGCCCAGTAGTTATAACACTGGAGACGATAGAAGAGTTAGATGCCTTTGAGAAGCTGGTGTATATGTCCTCCAACGATATGAACGTAGACATCAGGTATAGAAAGTTTTCCATTGACTTGAGTAATGAGATGGGTGAGTTATATAATTATGAGGAGGACTTATGACTATTCCTACATATAGAGATTTAGAGGACAGGATTGTTGTGTTAGAAGGTAAGCTTAGATACTGGTCTAATCTAGCAAGTCTTGAACCCGATGAACCTTGGGGTGAAGGTGACTTTGATAGTATGAAACAAGGGATGAAGGAAGCTATTGAGTGGGATGACGAGAGGATGGACATCATAGGACAGAATGGTAATGATGGACTACATTATAATACAGACAAGGAGGGAATGTGATATACGATTATATGTGCAACGTATGCGAGCACAAGTACGATAGGACTAACCCAATAGTACACCGTAAGAAGGGAGGACGTTGTCCTAAGTGTACATCGAAGGACACTAAATTAATTATGTCTACACCTAGTTTTAAGACTTCAGGTACAGGACACGGACAAGGTTGGGATGGAAAAGGACAATTTAAATTATGATGACTGAAGATAAAGTAATTGAGCTATTGAACCATACAGAATATAACTTTGAGAAGATGGATAGTAAGTTCTCTAGATACGATGCATTTGATGCTGAGTTAGGGGTAATGTTAGAGATTAAGTGTCGTAACAAGCACTATGATGATACGTTACTCGAGAAGATTAAGTATGATTGGAACAAACAGTTTGCAAAAGATAACGGGTTTGATTTCATTTATGCAGTATCTATGCCTGAAGGTGGTAAAGATAAGTTATATCTCTTTGACCCTATTGAGATGGAAAACAAAGAAGACTATGATTTTGGATGGCACACAAAAAAGCTCCCAGCGAACACAGCGTTCAGTGGGAGACAATGGGTGGATAAAGAGGTAGGTTACTTACACATCAAAGATGCGTTAATGACCATCCAAGAGAAGTCAAAACACTAGTCTACCACCAGTAATTAAGAGGCTGTGTCTTGTGCCACTGAGCCATAGCCTTATCAAAACCTTCTTGGTCAAAATCCCATTCAGTTTCTGATTTATACCTTCTAAAGTTTATCTTCTCAGGTAAAGGCATATCCTCTCCAGCATCGTTAGTGTAACCCCAGACATTCTGGTCTACACTCCCTGCTCCGTTAAACAATCCCATTTTAGAATCTAATGTTTAGATCTGGGAGGGGGTCACCTAACTTAGGACCATCTTTTGGTGCGCCTCGAGGGGTAAACTCTTCCTCTCCTGGCTTCTTACATTCCACTCTCCCATCTTGGTACATTCTACAGATATCACCGCTAGGTAATTCCACTTCTGAAAACTCACCTGTTGCAACGCCACCTTGAGGCTTACCTGTCATCATTCCTTCCATTCCTTCCATCTTACTTACTCCCATATTGATTAATAGTTTCCATTACTTCTTCTCTTTTCTCACCACCATTGAGTGCCTCTTCTATAATAGCTCCTCCTCCGATGATAGCAGTTCCTAATAGTTGTTGTCTGACACTCTTAAGATGAGCAGGAGTTAAGCCTGCTTTCTTCTCTAGCCAGATCATCATTCCATTTACAGCTTTCTCATTTACCTGTCCATCACGGTAAGCATTCATAGCCATCTTACGGAAGGCAGGAGAGCTAAGTGCAGCCTGCATACCTTTTAAGGAAGCAGCAGTACCTACCGCAGCACCTAGTTGACCACCCATCACCTTACCACCAAAGCCTGCACCTAGGATAGCTGCACTAATCTTACCCCAAAATAAAGGAATTGAGTTCCTACCTGCCTTTGTTGCGTTCTGATAAATCTTAGAAAGGTCATCAAGCATAACCGCTTGCTCAGGGAATAACTTCTTCAAAGTCTTAACACCTGTCTCACTTTCTAAAAACTTAAGACCTTTAGGGTTCTTACCTTGAAATAACTCACTCTTGACAGCCTCAAGTACAAACTTACGCATCTCTGGCTTGAAGTTAGAGTCTTGTGACCACTTACCCATATCATCAACTTGCTTCATCACCTTCTCCCATTTACTGAGAGACTTATTAGGGGAAGCCATTAAAGAGACTATTAGACTATCAAGCTTTGTCTTATCCTTACCAGCCTTGATAATATCTTTGCCACCACCGTCAATATTACGTTGAAATTTCATCCAACTAGAATACTCTTCATCAATAAGCTTAGCTTGAGGTCCTTTGTTAGCACCTTCCGCTGCATCAAGGAACAACTTCTTTATTCTCTGTTCAAAAGGTTTAACGATACGCCATCTCTTAGCCATAGTACCTTTGCCTTGATAGGCATCATTCAGAGTACTACCTACGATACCACGTAATTCTCTAAGAGCTTCAGTTCTAGTATATTCACCAGCATCTAACATTTTAAGTACATCGTCAGCTTCAGGAACATCTAGACCTGCTTCTTTCATATCCAACACAAACTTGTTTAATTGAGTTGTTCTTACGTTTAATTCACCTAAAGCAGTATAGCGTTCTGTAAACTTACTTGTAACCTGTCTTGCTTTCTTAGTCAGTAGGTCGAAAGCACCTGTAGCACCATCATCAAAGTTTCCTTTACCTATCGTCTGCCCTAATTCTTCATTTACAGCGTTCTGAGCTGCAGGAGTACCACCACCTAGAGTATTGACATAGGTTGTTTGAGCATCTAATGAAACTTGTGCTCTCTTCTTCTTACTGAATCCTGTTTCCGCTACTCTACCTAAGAACTCACCTGCTCTGCCTACATTCCTAGTTACAACAGGTCCTGCAAATCCTAGCACGGCACCTACTTTTGCACTGTCAGCAACCTCCTCTGTATCTATCTCACTCTTAGCATCTAAAGCTATTTCTCTCGCTTGCTTCTCTACATTGCTTGTAGCAGCCCAAGTTGCTCCTGATGCGGCAGGGAACAGCAGTTTCTGCATTGCCATTTTAGATAGACCCTTAGTTGCAAATTTAGTAGCCATAGTCCAAAGACCTGCACCATATACTAGATTAGAGGCATCAGTTGTTACTGCCTTACCTACACCTTTAAGTTGCTCTAAGAAAGGTCTAGCACCTTGTCCTGTCATATTAGTTCTATCATACGTATCAAAAAGACGCATAGCTCTTTGTTTGTCTTCCTTAGGGAGCTTAGAGAAGCTATAACCTGAAGTAGCTCCTTTAATTAGGTTGTTATCCACACCATTCCAATATTCAAATTGGTCTTCCACTAAGTCCTTATCATTCCCTTTCCACTCCGTACGGTTTCTACGTTGATAGTTAGTCTTAGCATCTTCGATATATTTCTCATCTCCTGACAAGTCATCAAATACTCTATCACCAGTCCTAATAGAGCTTAAGGCTTCTTGTGCCTCTGCATCCGTAGGAGGAGTATCTTTTTCCACAATCATAACAGTCCCATAAATAGGGTCTCTGAGTTCGTATCTAGCCATTATTTAATCTCCATAATAGTAATTCCACTCTGGAGTGTCTTTCCTTCCATTTGCTTGACACTACCTCTTGGTGTTCCTAATGCATTAGCTAGGTCTTGAGCGGTAGGGAAGATAAGAGGATGGTCTGTATTATACTGTCTCCTACGTTTCTCCCACTTAGCTTTGTTAGGTATGAATCTACGTCCAAATTTAATATTACTAGGGTCTTTATTGAATTTATCTTCCTCTGCAATCTCCCAATCATTCAGTGCATCGGCTAGACCCATATCATACTCAGCTACTCGCTTAATAGTGTTAAGAATCAAGCGGTTACCTAGTGGAGTACGTGTGAGACCTGCTGAAGCTGCGGCAAAGGCTTCCATTTCCTTCTCGGAGATAGCACCTTTAGTCTGTTGAATCCAAGCAGTAATTTGCGTCATATTATCAGAGATGAACGCTTCAGCATTAGCTGCAGGAATCTCAGAAGCTTTGAAGCCTAATGTCGCACCTATAGCGTGAAGACCTTTAAGAATTTCGCCTCCTGGACCAGTGTACAAAGGATTCTGCGTATCATTAATAATAGCCAATCCTCTGTTAGCTGCAGATATTTGCTTATTAGCCGTATCATAACGAGAGAAGGTTGCATCTTTATAAGTAGAGAAGTCAATTACTTGTTTCTCACCATACTTAGTAGCTACCTTCTCATCAGTCCTAGCTCTCTTTTGTAGCCAAGTATCTTCAGACCTATCATAACAAGACATACCGTCTTTGCCTATGCTCTTATCGTTAATATCACAGCCCCACTTAAGTTTAGCGATATCAGCAATATCTTTCATACGTGTAGTATCTGTGTTACGTGCTGTAAGTTGTGCCTTTTTAGCGGCATCTTTTGCTTTGATAACAGGTGTTACTTCTGCTAACCAAGCACCCGCTGCATCAGGGTTTACCTGTTGTAATTCTTTATATGTCTGCTGAACAGAATCAAAAGAAGACAGGTCAGCTTTCTTAGCGATAGCCATAGCTTGTCGTTTAGGAGACTCATAACCAAATGTCCTCTTCATTCCTGGAGCTAGTTGGTCGCTAAGCATATTAGCACCTGCCCCATATAGGTCTTCAGCATACATCGGCTTACCTGTTCCTGTACCACTAATATCAAACATTCCCATAATCTATAGTCCCATCATTCCTTGAATTCCCATATTTAAGTATGGATTCTGTTGTCTCTGACCGTATTCTTTATTCCACGGATTTCTAAGTTGATTGCCTAGGGCAGCTGTACGTGTATCATAGTTATTAGCTAAGACTTGCCTAGCCTCTAAATCAGTACGTTCTCTAAATTGCTCGTTAGCTGCCTTATTCCAAGCGTTAGAAGAGCTTTGAGTTACACCTTGATGCTGTGCTAAGTTAGCTGCTGTCTGGTCTCTCCTCTCTCTTCCTGGTTGCATTAAACCACTTGCTACCTGCCATTCATTAGCTAAGTTAGAATCTCTATTCGCACGTCTATTAGCCACATCTGCAGCCTGTGACTTATAAAGGTCTGTTATAGGTCGTTGCATTTCGTTGTAACGGTCATTAGCTTTATCTTGTTGCCAAGCGCCCAAACCTGCTCCTACATACTTACCTAAATCTTGTCCAGTTACTGAACCATCCTTACCACCTAATAGACCACCTAAGAAAGTACCAGATCCTGCATACTTGTTTAATGTGTTATTTGCTTGTCCCATCCAACTTAGCTCCTCACTCCCTAAGTTATCATACCAAGAAGTATCTCCTGAAGCGTAGTCAGCATCCAACTGGTCACTGTAGCTATCAGCCCAAGGGTCTGAGTTATCCCAATATCCTAAATCAGTTGTATCATAATATTCATTATCATCGAAGCCACCATAAGTTATACCCCAACCATCATCATCACCTGAATCATCACTACCAAAAACATCATACCAAGCCATTATACTTTCTCCTTTAGAAACTTATTCTGTAATTCTTTTACCATAATCTTATAATCCTTTAGTGCCTTACTATTATCTTTATCTTCCGTGATTAAATTAAAGATAGGCTTAAGGTGCATATCCCATATCCAATTGTAGATATCTTTAGAGTTCTCTTTCGTATCAATGACTGATACGATTTTAGGTGCCGTAACTCTATAACGACCGTAAGACGTAGTGAACGTAGGTAGAGCAGTAAACATATAATCTCTCCAGTTCTCAAAGATAGTTAAACCTTCTTCACCTAGTGCTTGAGTAGCTGCAGTGGCTATATAAGAACCACCTCCACTATCTCCACCTGAGTCACCACCAGAATCACTAGGCTCATCCCAAGAGAAATCAGCATTATTAGAGTCCCATTCTTCCGTACCTAAGCCTGTCTCTTCTTGCATATCAGCTACAGAACCATCAGCACCATCCCAAGTGTAACCACCTGCAGAAAGTACGTTGTCAGTGCTCTCTGTAGAGCCCCAATTATAGTCATTATTGTGGAAAGTTTGTCCATTCTGTCTAGAAGTTAAATCACCCTCTTGACCATAGTCTCTATTCGCAGCATTAAATTCTTGTTGTGCCGAAGCTTGTTCATCTTGTATTCTGTCAGTATATTTAGTGTTCCACTTATCTACTAACTCTTGCTGACCTTGACTATTCTTCTTTCCTCTCTGTAGACTCTCAAAACCTTTAACAGCATAATCAAACTCTGGAGAACCTACTTTGAAGCCAGAAGCCTCTGCATAATCTCTTCCTGCACCTGAGTAGTTGTCATTAATACGGTTAGTAAAGTTACCTTGGTCATCAAAACCTAAAGCATCCTTACCCCACTGACCACCTAAGTAAGCACCCATTGGACCAGCAACTAAGCCACCAATAGTAGAACCTAGTGCTCCATAGTTGTTATATCCTTGACCATAGTCCATAAGACCCATAACTCCACCAGCATAAGGAACATTACCTAGTTGTAAACCTTTCTGCATAATACCTCTCTTAGAGAAGTCATCGTTTAACATACCAATATAAGGATTTCCAGAATACTGAGCCGCAGCATTAAAGAGTCCATTACCTGTCATACTAGCTAAACCTAAACCTTGGTTGATAGCTGAAGTGTCATAGCCTGCTGCCCTAGCAAAACCTAAAGCATCTTTAGACCAACTAGGTGCTTGAATGCCTGTTAATGATTTATTACCAAAATCAAAGGCTCTATTACTAGTCCCCCAATTTACACTCCCTTGTCCTGTAGTGGCTGTATTTCCAAAATCAGAGTTATACGCACCACCAAATGTATCACTTAAGAAATTACCAATGTTGGCACCTGCTCCATCAAACATACCCATCGTACCACTTCCGTTCGAGAAGTTAGAGAAGGTATTGCCCCAAGAATCAGAACTTCCTGTATTGCCTGTAGTAGGTGTAGTTCTATATGTTCCTGTTTGAGGATTATAACCTTGATTCTGCTGTTGTGGGGCGACTACTTGTTGATTAGTAACTGGACCTGTATGTCCACTATAAGGATTAGGTGATGTTGACATCTGACTAAATGCTGCATTACCTGCACCACTAAAGTCCTGCGCTGATGACATACCACCACTATTCATTATAGACTTAAGATTATCCAATGCAGGATTAGAAGTTACACCACCTGCAGTTAATGAAGTGTCTTGATTAGTTTGGTCTAAACCTAAAGGCTGAGAAGCATATTGCCCTGGGTTAGATACTGCATTAATGAGACTCGAAGAATCCATAGTATATCCTAGGTTAGGTCTTTATCAATAGTACAGAACATAGTGGCACCATCAGAAGTACATCTTACTAAGTCAAACTTACCAGCTCCTGAAGTAATCGTAGGATTATTACCACCTACAAAACTGAAGTCAGCTGCGAAAGTAATGTCATAAGCACCTTGATTTTTAAGGATAAAGTCAGCTTTAGTACCTGCTGCTTGGTTAGAAACACTCAATGTATAACCATTACCTTGTACATTAACTATGAATGTGTCTGAGTTAAGTAGGTTAGCTGTCTGACTAGAAGCTAGTGCTATAGTCTCAGAAGCCGTAGGATGCGATTTAGTGAATGTTTGTGGTGTAGCCAATGTAACTACTGCCTCACCACCAACAGTGGCTGTAGTAGCCGTTAAGAGGTTACAGACAAAGTTCTCTGCTGCATCACCATTAACATCTGCCTTAGAGTTAACTGCTGTTCTTACCGCTGTGAATTCTGTATCAAAGTCTGTGCCTGAGATTACCTTGCCTGGGTCTGTATCCGCTAGGGCATTTTTACCAGACCAATTTACTGCTATAGAATAGTTTGACATTATCGAGTTTTTCCTTGTTTAAATAATAGTGCTAATGATTGTAGAGATGCTTTATAACCACTTGTTACAGCGTCCATCTCTAATCTTAAATACTTAGCTGAACCTGATAGAGGTACTGAGTGTTCCTTTAAGCCGTGTATTGGTTCATATTTAGAACTCACCCAAGCTGCGGGAGAAGCTGAAGAAGGAAACTTACTTGTTCCCCATACTGCAGGTTCACCACTCAACGAAGGGTTAAGTTTAAATGTAGGGGATAACTTAGGTGCTAATTCAAAGTCCTTATATAGACGTAAGCCTACGTTAGTGCCTTGACCACCTGAGATAACCATAATTAATCTTTTAAGAATAGAGGCTGTCTCATACTCAGGACTTAATGACATCCATACAGTAGATATACTGCTCGTATAAGGATTATATGTATAGACACTAGAACCACTATAATCTACATCATAGTAACCCTCATAAGAAGCAACTCTGCCTGACTGTTGTCCCATAAGAAGACCATAGTTAGTAGTGTAAGTCATACTAGCAGGATTTCTATCTGCAGCAAAGTCCCACTTAGTCACTCGAGGAGTCCCTCTTTCTTTCGTTAAATACTGTAAGTCAAAGACGTAAGTTACGTTTCTATCTACGAAAGATAGTAGGTAAAAACCTTCTGCATAGTAGTATGCTGACTTAACATTCGTACTTGCTCTAATATGTGATATTAACTCATCCTTAATAGTAGGAGAGATTTCTTTGACAGGCAACTTATCAGATTCTGCAGTTCTAATCAATGAACGTACACCTGTATCGGATAAAAAGTATAAATCATTACCTACAGATTGGATTGAATCTCTAGAGACACAGCCTACACCACGAATAACTTCATCTAAGTTCATTGCAGTAGGTTCTTCAGGCTTATTATAGATTACAATATTCTCTGTACCAAAGATTACTAACTTACCCATATAAGGCTGTATAGCTACAATGCTATCGTGTCCCCATACTGTCTTAAGGTCGATACCGCCAGCAGAGCCTGAGCTCCACTTGTGTGCATCTAGTAATTTAGAGTAATATAATACATCGTCATCTTCAGTTATACCTCCTGCCCATACTCTACCATAATAACCTAGACCACAAGAAGGGTCAAATGTAGTTACTCCAGCAGGAGCAGTATAACCAGAATCATCTTTAAGTTTACCCCAAGCACCACTCTCGTAGTGAAGTAAGTCTGCACCCTTTTGGAATGCCAGTGCTTCATTATTGAAGTTTTGAAACTGCCAATCTGAAGTAGAAGCACCTGTAGTGAACCTACCTGACGTAGGGAATGCATCATCTTTATCTGTTAGGTCTACATCATAAATATATCCAGCAATACCTGCAAAGATTTTATGATTCGTACCATCATAGTGTTCTGCTAGTGAACCAATCTTAGCTCCACCATTTAATGTCTTTTGTTTTAGTCCTTTACGGAAGGTTACTTTACCACCTTCAGAATAGACGATGTTGTCAGCCTTAGTGAACCAAGTGGCTCCTAGTGCTGTAGGATTAGTTTGCGAGTCTAGACCATTAATACCAATAGTATCTAAAGGTACTACACTTAACGCCTTAGCGTTGATAACAGGCATTACCCTACGTACCAGTCTAGTTCATACTCCATATTACCAGAGTCTAGCTGTACTGCCATATTTAATGAGTCTCTAGCTTCTGCCGCCACACCTGAGGAGATAATACCGCCATCTTCACCACGCTCTGCAATAGCTTTAGCCCACGCACCTAGAATAGTAGGTTGCGAAGGGACACGTAATACTTGTGCAGCAGTCTTTAATTCTCTCTGTGCACCTACCACGTTAAATGAGATAGTTTGTACACCTGTAGGGATAGGATATAAATCCACATTAAAGTCTGGCTCTCTATTCGTACTTGCTTTTGAGATACCATTGAAGGCGTAATAAGAAGGCTCACCAGTAGCAGTATCAGCAACAGGGAATGCTCTCTCATTAATCCAAGAGTTAGGTACTTGGTCTAAGAATAGACCTGTGTCTTGACAGATTACATCTAACATCTTAAATGAGACACCAGCACCACGTAATGAATCACCTAGAGTATACTGCATATTACCAGCTCTGGTCTTTACGTTGAATGATTCTCTTAATGCTTGCCAATCGTGATATGATTCTACTTGTTTCTTAGAGTCGTTGACTAACTCACCAATTAACTTCTGGTAGTCAGTAACTGTAGTTGAGTCGTATAAGTCTCCAGACCAATCTGCATCGATTGTATCTTCACGGAGTCTACGTAGTACACTATTTATAATCTCTCTATAAGTCATTCTTTTATATACCTCTTAATGTTGATGAGTAGCTTACCTAAGCCAATATAGATGTCTGTAGGTGAAGGTAATAACCATCCTAAGATAGCTATGAACCAAATCCAGAAAGGAACCTGTTCAGTTATATTTACTGCGGTAGCTGTTATAGTACCTATCTTAGAATCTTCTACTACAGTCTCAGCGTTGTTGGTCTTATTGACTAGAGAGAACTCATCAGCTTTTACACCAGTGACCTTCTCGTTAGTCTTCCCTATCTGTGCATCTACCTTGATACCACCATCATCACTGAAGGGGTTTAGAGATACACATCCACTTAGAGATATCATAAGTAACACTATAGAGACACTCTTATATATATTATACCATAGTTTAGTCATTTTGTCAATACCTACACGATAATAAAGTTGATAGGAAAATTCCATAAATCAAATAAGAAGAACCTAGCTGTTCCATCAGTAAGTTCTACCCATATCACTACTTCCTTTCCTTTCTAATGATGCCATATATATCACTTAACATCTGCTTTATCTCTGCCATATCAGCTTTATAATCTGATTTCAGTACATAGTTAAGCGGCATATTATTCTGACAGTTACTCATATTCTGCTCTAATTTATCAACTGTATCAGCCAAGCGGTTCAAGAACCAACCCAACATTACTACTACTAGGGTTACTAGCCCTAGAAATATGTCTGTCATTTCCATAAGTTATCCTTATACAAAGTTATCTTCGGACCACTCTAAAGTAATCTCACCTGTCTTTAATACAGTAGGCACAAGTGTTGGAGCAACTTCAGTAAATTCTTCTTCTGCACCTGCGGCTACTTCTTGACGTTCAATATAGGCTTGCATTTCAACATTAAAAGCGTCTGCGTTTGCTTTAGTAATTGCTTGACACACCACTTTAATAACTGAAGTGCCTTGAGTTTCTTGCACTAAAGACATTTCAATGTCAGAGTAATCAATAATACCGTCATCGTCAGAATCTTTCTCTACAGCTTTATAGTGTAAGTATTCGTCAGGTTGTCCACCACCACCGTGAGTAACATTAACACCTAACACTAATTCAACAGTATGAACTACTGATGCCATAGGCTGATTATCCGAGTTAAAAGCAACCTCTAGCTTATCTTCTGCGGAAAATGCACTTCCACTAATTCTTCTTGCTTGTAAATTCATAATAATTTCCTTTAACTAATTTGGGAGGTATTACCACCTAATGCTGAACCTGCTGAACCTGTGTGTGAAGCATTAGCGCCACCTGAGCCACCACCACCTGAGGGATTACCAATGCCGTGTGCACCCGCACTTCCTAGTGAACCACCGTTACCACCACGCATACCACCACCACCTGAGCCACCGCTACCACCTGATGTAGCGCTACCGTTACCACCGCTACCACCAGAAGTGCCCGAATAACCCCAACCACAAGTTTCTCCTGAATATCTACCGGATGCGCCTGAGCCACCATTAGCGCCACCGCCGCCACCGCCACCACCATACATACGAGGGAATGAATCGTAACCACCTGAGCCACCACCGCCACCACCACCACCACTATACGATGCAGTACCACCACTTCCGCCTGTACGTGTGCCTGCTGTATCAAAGATTACTGATAGATTTGAGTCGCCTTGCGAGTGTTCAAAGGCATTACCACCCGAACTACCTGTAGCACTAGCGCCACTACCTGAGCTACCTGAATTAGCAGCAACGTACCCAAAACATCCTGACCCGTACTTTCCTGTGCCACCGTTTCCTCCTGAACCATTTCCTCCTGAACCACCTGAGCCACTAACACCTACAATAGAACCATTGTTAGTAATATTGATAGTAGTACCCGAACCCCAACCTGTTCCTGTAACCATAGCCGCAACACCTGATGAAGTAGAGCTTACTGTAACCCCTGCATTAATAGTTAGAATAACAGGAGTAAATTTATCACCACCTGCTGCTATTGCTTGTGCGCCAATATCGTAGTTATTAACATTAGATGTTATATTCAATACAGTTGCTGCTACACCATTGTAGAAGCTCTTCATATTGTGCGCTCCCGATGTAGCTACATTTGGGTTAGCACCTGCAGGAACATTGTTTCCGCCACCATAGTATTCACTCATAGAGTGCGGTGCTGAACCTCCAAACTCTGCTGCAATTTGCGATATTGATATAGCGCCTGAGCCTTGTAAAGCCATAGATTACTCCTTAAATAGTGCCTGAAGCAGTCACATCTCCAACACAAGTAAAATTACCTGAAGCATCTAGTTTCATCTTATTAGTACCTAGTGTAGCAAAGTACATAACACCAGAACTTTCAGTGATAGTCCAGTTACCTAAGTCTACAGATGTAGCTGTAATACCTAGAGCATTAATATCTGATTGAGTCTGATTATAGTTAGTTACCTTGGCAGTATTTGCTGTAATAGCGCTAGCTTGACTACCAGTAACACTCGTAGCTGCAATACCTAAAGAATCAATAGATGATTTAGTTGGAGCAGGTGCATTATCTAATGCTGATGTCTTTACGTCACCAGAAGCACTTAGTAGATTTGCTAGATTTCTTGCGTTACTCATTTCGGGAACTCCTGTTTAATAGCATTAATAGCATCTACCCAAGTGGTAGTGCCTTTAGCTTGGTCATCAAATTGCATCTCGAATTGATTTAATGCTTCATACTTAGCTCTTCGTCTATCAGCATAAGTTAAAGCAGCTTCAGCATCAATAGCAGCCTGTGCTTCTTCATCAGCAAGTCTTTGTTTCTCTGTAGCGTGCCCAGCAACTAAGCTTTGGTAAGCTGAGAAGTCTGTAATAGCTTCATTAGGAGTACCATCATTAAATTCAATCTCGCCTGCTGAGCCGTTCCATTGAATAGCCCATACGTTAGTTGGTAAGTCAAAGTCAAAGTTCATACCCTCGCCATCAATCATTACCACTTTATCTTCTTTTACTATTATAATATTCATAATATCTCCTAGGCTTTCATAATGTAACAAAGTGTGTAGAACTCGGGTTCGTTGTTAGCACTTGTAATACTACCACTTAATGAGTGAGAGTGGGAAGAAGAACCACCATTATTAGCCACGAAAGCGTTAGTAGAGTCTGTTTTTGGTGCATACCAATCACTATTTCTACCACCTTTATTCGATTCGTAACCTTGATATGACCCTGAGTTATTACCGTAACGCCAATTATGTTTATGACTAGGCATCTGTGCTGTACTCAAGGTATGCGCACCCGCACTCAACGTCTGAGCGTGAGTATGTGTATTACTACCACCTGTTGTACCAGCTGTTCCACTACCTTTAATAAACTTACCAACTAAGTTAGGTGTACTATTGCTACCATCACATAAGTTCCAACCACTAGGGATAGCTGCTGCTGCTCCCGACCACATTGAGATAATTCCAGAAGGAACACCTTCAATACCTGTGAGGCTTGAACCATCACCAGCGAATGATGTGGCTGTTACAGTGCCAGTTACGTTTATGCCTGTGGATGTTGTCCTAAGTTTTTCACTTTCCTGTTGTTTGAGAATTACAGGAGAGCTATTATTAGCGGATGTTGAAAGCATTAATGCGCCACTACCGCCACCGTCATACTGGAGTCGCCCATCATAATCATCAGCGTGAGGGGCTTTTAAATCAATAAAAGCACCAGAATCACCACCAATTTCCATAGCACCATACCCAGTACCACCATCAATAGTTACTTTATTATCACAAGTTACACTACCAGTCACGTCTATGCCTGTGGATGTGGTGGCTAGTTTGTATGCTCCATAATGTCCTAAGCTAACTGAGCCTGCACTACCATCGCAAAAGACATAATTAGACGAACCACCAGAACCATTATCTGTCTGGATAATAACGTCCTTATCATCAGAGTTATTCCTCAGAATTAACTGACCTGATGAGTTAAGCAGATATGAGTCTGTACCATTATGATAAATCTGTAAGTCACTACCAGCACCAAACTTAGCCTTGACATTATCACCTAAGGCAATATCACCAGTCATAGTACCACCAGCTTTAGGTAGCTTAGTATCTAATAGAGTATCTGCTGCAGTCTTAGTGTAGACATCAGCTAATACAAACGTACCGAAGCTCTGAATGAATACACTCGCACCAGTAGTAGCTGCAATATCTAGTACGACATTAGCACCATCAGTAGCTGTGTAGTCGCTAGCATCTAACTTAACACCATTAAGGAATACATTTAAGTAACCAGCATCATAAGTAGCTGTAAAGCTAGTCTGTGAAGCCGCAGTGACAATATGTTCTACTGAGTTATCGATACCATTGACTGAAGAGCCAGCATTAGCCCAAGAGCTACCTGTATAGACCTTCATAATGTTAGCAGTAGTATCAAACCATAAGTCACCTGCATCCAAAGATGTAGTAGGTGCTGTGGCTGCTACTCTATACTGATTAGCGAAGTTATTTACACTGGCTATGTTAGTACCAACTTCATTAACATTAGTAATTGAACCACCGACTAGATTAACATTAGTCGCTGCTCCAGCTACTGCGTTGATATTAGTTGAGTTAGAATTAACAGCATTAATGTTAGTTGAGTTAGCATTAACAGCATTAATGTTAGTAGCATTGCCTGCCACTGAAGTTACGTTAGCACTAATGCCCGCTACTGTAGTTACGTTACTAGAGATACCTGCTACTGTATCCATATTGGTTACATTAGTAGCTGTTCCTAATACATTCATATCTAAGACAACATCTGCTGTCGCTAAGACATTCATATCAGTCACTACATCTGCAGTACCTAACACGTTCATATCACTAACTACATCTGCTGTACCTAGAGTGTTCATATCCGTAACTACATCATTAGTAGCTAGGATAGCCATATCAGCAACTGCTGTTGAAGTACCTAAACGACCAATCTCTACAGTCTGACCTGCTACTGTAGTCACTCCAGAACTAATACCTGCTACTGTAGTTACATTAGCACTAATACCCGCTAAGGTATCCATATTAGTTACGTTAGTAGAAGTACCTAATGTATTCATATCTGATACTACGTCAGCAGTGCCTAAGACATTCATATCCGTTACTACGTCTGCAGTACCTAGAGTGTTCATATCCAAGACAACATCTGCAGTACCTAATACATTCATATCGGCTACAGCATCAGCAGTACCTAAACGACCAATCTCGGCAGCCTTAGCTGAGACAGTATCAATCTTAGCTTGTTCAGCTGTAGTAGGTGTAGTTCTTAGCCAAGTAGTAGTAGCTAGGTCATAAATCTTAGTGATGTTTAGAGTAGTGTCGAAGAACATCGCTCCATCAATAAGAGCATCACCATCATTATCTACTGTAGGGTCAGACGCCTTAGCACCTAAGTATCTATCATCGAATGTATCTAGCGCTAACTCAGCACCTGTTTGTGCCGCCTGAGCTGCTACCTTAGCTGCCTCAGTGTCTGCGATTAAAGCGTCTAAATCATAACTATCCGCTAGAACTGAAGATGTGGCAATGCCGTGTCCTCTATCAATACTCATATACTATACTCCACTAAGGTTTGTCTAAACGTCTACGCATCGCTAATACTGCTAATGCTAATCTTCTCTTTCTCGATAACTTCATAATTACTACTCCATATGTTGCTTTAACAAAAGCCCCTCAGTTAAGAAGGGCTAGAGTTAAATCAACTTACGAAGTCAATTCTTGGATTGAACCAGGACGTACAACTTTAGAACCATAGATAGTATCTGCAGTAAATAAGTCAGCAAGTTTCTCTTGCTTGTACTGAGTCTGAGTACGGATAGACTGTTGAGTCGCCAATACTACAGCTTCTTTCTGGAACATAAATGCTTTCTCTGTAGAACCTGTTCCTACTTGAGTAGACATATAAACTTCCATACCATAAATCATACCAATCTTACCTGTCTTAATCGCACTGCCATCACCAAGGAACTGTTGTTCAGTGAAACGGTCAGTCGACATTAGAGCAGTCATACAAGATGGAGTTACCATAATTGCACGACCATCTACAGGTACATTAGAATCATTCAATACTTCGATAGCTGCAAGGATTGAAGTATCCCAGTTAGTTACACCAGTAATTACTGAGTTACCACCAGTAAGTGCAGACGCACCATCTAGGTTAGTGATGATTGAAGTGTCTACTTGCTTAGCTAGTGCGAAACCAGCATCATCAGTGTAGAACTTACGCATTGAATTAAGAGCTTGCATCTCAGCAAAGTCTTCAATATACATTGAGTATTCATAATGCTTATCAATCGTTACTGTTTCAGTTCCTGCGTGGTCTGTCTGTGCAGTTACGTCCGTGTTGATTGCTTTGGCTGCAGCAGAGCTACGACCTGGAGTAGGAATGTGAATTGAATCACCTTTCTTACCAGCGTGGTTTAAGTTGCGTACTAAGTTAGCTGCAACTAGGTTAGATTTATACGTAGCGATTACCTCATCTGACCAGATTTCTGGGATGAATGCACCTACTGCGCCTGGGTTTGTGGTTGCGTGATACGCACCATTAGTCATATTAGCCATTTAATTACTCCTTTAAGTTTTATATAGCGGTCGTCCATTATTGGACTATTTAAGTGACCCTACCATCTGCATAAGCGTCATAGATTTCTTGTTCCATCGACTCATACTTGCTAGGGTTTTCCATTTTCATACGGATTAGGTCAGCTCTTCTGAACTGATTTCCTCCGCCTGTAGAACCTGAGGCAGACCTTGATTCCGTAGTAGCTGATTTAAGCTGTGACTGCCTAGTGTCTGCTGCCGCTTGATTAACTTCTTGTGTCTTCGAGACCATAGAACGGTCCTTCCAATTATTAAGTAGCTCATTAGCTGCATCATAGTTATAGGCATCCGCTGCTTGAAACAACTGCGTACGAATAGGTGACTCTTTAATCCAGCTCTGAAACTTAGCATCAGATACTACGCTCGTGAAGTCTGGATGGCTCTGTTCCAATGTTGCCTTGGCAGAAGATTGAACTTGCTGCTGTTGGTACTGTTGGAACTCTTGGAACTTAGGGTGATTCTCTATCGCTTGATTTACCGCTTTATTCGGGTCATTAAAGAAATCTTCACCGTGGTCCTCTTGTTGTGTTACTGAGGATTGTTGTGGATTAGACTGTTTACCTCTAGATACTTCAGCTTGTAGGAAACTATCTGATAGCTTTCTTAACTCTCCAACTTCTTGGGCTTTACGTCCCATTTCCTTTTCGAGGTTCTGATAACTATTAATAATCTCTTCTGTCGATTTACCTGCAAACTTACTAGGAGCTTCATATTCAGAAGTGGCTTCTTGCGTTGCCTCTGCTGTCTCTGTTACTGCTGTTACGTCTGTTGTAGGTGCTTCTGTTGTTACTGCTGCTGAACTTTGGGATTCAGTGTCCACTACTATATTACTCATATTACGTTCTCCGCCCTTCTAGGGTTATGAAGTTATTAAATGGTAGGGCTAGAATTCTAGTTGTTCTACCGTTACTTTAGCTGTGTCTTCTAATGCAATTACTTGTCTTAGAATTGACAACTGACCTCTAGCGTACCAAAGGTCTTTTTCAGATTCTATTGAATCTAAATTATTGTATTGGTCTTCAAGATTCTTTAGTTCTTCAACTAAGTCTATCCAACCATCTTGTTCACATAATGCTAGTCTGTTCTTATAGAACTGTTCGTCATCTAACATTAGTTTGTAGGATTCTTACTTCTAGCTGTCGCATAGTTAAGTGCAATCTCAGACTGAAGATGTTCCATCTCTGGGACCTTTCTGTATGTGCTAGTGTTTGTATTCTTTATCTCAGCTTTAGTCTTTTCAATTGAAGCTAATTCTTTTTGTAGCTTAACCATTCTCTCTTGCATATCAATCTGAGTAGGCTGTTTAGTACCTGCTTCAGCTGCATTAAGTTGAGCCTTAGTTTGGTCTGCTTGTGCTTCTGCAAGAGTCTTCTGGATGTCAGCCTTAGCTTGTTCCATCTGTAACTGATGATGCATTTGTTGCATCTGTTGTTCTTGAGGATTAGGTTGCATACCTTGCATTAAGGCATTAACGATCTGGTCTCTGTTATGCATACTAGAGTTTTGGAAGACAGCTAACATTAGTATATTAAACGCAGGAGAGTCCTTAGGTACTGACTGTAACATAGAGACCATTTGTTGCATCTCTAGTTCTTTAGCCATAATACCCATAGTAGAGTAAGGAACAAACTTATAGTCTGTAACAGGATATCTATCTACGTCAAACTGTACCTTTCTCCACATAGTCTTATTAATCATTGGGATAAGGAAAGTGTTTTGGAAGTTCATCAGTGTACGCTTCTGTCTCTTAATAGACGCTGATTGCATCATAGACATACCACCTGTAGTGTTTCTATCACCACCTACGCTAGACATATCAGCAGAACCAGTACCCATCTGTACCATATTCTGTAGGAGACCTATCTGTGTAGCAGTCTCTGGAGATGTAGTACCTAAAGTCATAGGCATAAGTGCATCACGAGGACTACCATTAGTTAGGATAGTCTTACCAGGGCGTACCTCAAGTTTGAGACCTCTAGGTAGACGTGTAGCATCTGCCGCTATCATAGGTGTAGTAGTTAATGCTAATGAATCAATTCTAGCTCTCATCTCTGCATCTAATGCCTTCTGAGGATTGTATCCCTTTTCACATACACCACGACCCCAAAATTTACTAGGTACTAAATCGTGCTGATAACTAATGAAAGGTCTGTCCTTCATCATAAAAGGATTCTCTTCAGCACGTAGTATGTGTTCATCATTAGCAATCGTTACAACTGCCTCGACTAATTCATCTTCATCATACTCAAAATCATCTTGGTCTTTCTTTTTGTTTAGAAACTTCTTAGGTACCTTACCCCAATACTCACATATCTTAATTTGGTCACCAGCATCTCTCTGGGTATACTCAGGGTCGAAACCTACTTGTATGACGCCCACATCAGCCGCTATATCGATGTTTCTATACACACCCTTAGCCATCCCCTCAGAAATGATGTATCGTGGCTTATAGACCTCGTGAGCGACTCCTAGAGCCTCGTTGATAGATTCAGCCGAAGGGTCAATTAAGAACTCCTTAGGTGATATAGCTTCTACTCTTACTTCCACAGTAGGTGTTTCTGCTAAGTCTCTCTTAGTAGTCATTGTACCTTCTACAGGGACTTCTACAGGACTAAACTCCATCTTTTCTTCAGTGATAATCTTACCGATACCAGTACCATATATAGCACCATTTAGAAAGACCTCACACATAGCATCTTTAACACCTGCCATTTCTAAATCTTCTTGTAGTAAGTTACGTATCTTCTCAGCTTCTGAAGGGTCTTGGTCTAGTAGGTCATCCTTAATATCAAACCACTTACCTCTACCAAATGTAGCTTCTTCAATCTCTGCGACTGACGATTCAACAGCTTGTTGTAAGGCAGGAGAGATTAAACGTGACTTCTCTGAATTTCTACTTCTATCTTCTGCTGACCAAATACCACGCCATAAGCGATAGTACTCATCCCACTTATCTAAGTAGTTGTTATCTCTATGGTTACGCCACTCGACTAATCTTGTTTGAAGCCAAGTTGCTAATGCTTTGTACTCTCTATCATCATTATAATTCATAAACTACTAATATCCTGATACGTCATCATAAGGTTCCCAATCGTCTTCTAATTCAATTGTGTGCATAAAGTCTGCCACACTGACTTGGTCTATGTAAGCCAAGGCATCTATAATATCATCGTGTGTCCCTTTAGTAGGAAACTCCACTAGTTGTACTTCTAAATCTTTAATGTAGCTAGGTTCGGGGTTGAATGTAATCTTCCCGTGTTCTAATCTACCTTGTAGAGCCCAAGTAATTCTATCTGCTTTCTTTTTACCACCGTGAGTCACATCAGTAATAGGTACCCATCTACCTTGTATTCTCATCTCA